CATAGATGTAGGATTTAGCGTAGAAAAACAAGAGGATGCTCAGATGAGCTTTTGGCGAATTCGTGTAAAAGAAGAGGGGCCGTTCACGGAAACGTTCACCAAGTACCTAAATGGTGGCGTCTACGCGACACAGCTCCAGACTCTCTTCCACGAATCGGCGTCCATCGAGGACGTCAACACTCCGGATTACTACCGGAAAGCCGCCAGGGGTGAAATTGTAAATTCCTCGTGTGTTAGGGTGAAGGACAAGGTTGTGTGTGGCGGCGGAAGTTATACCGCTACTCATACCCAACTAGATAGGACTTACACGACGATAGGTGGCAGCATCACTCTCTACGAGAGTGGTCTTACTGGCACCATTGGTGAGATGACCCTGAACAGGGCCACACCAATCCTCGACGAATCCTATCATGACCGGAAAGCCAAGATACAGGCAATCCGGAACATGGATCCGACACCCTATGCCTTCATGGAAGACGCAGCGGAGATAAGGGAGACCTTACGGTTCCTCAAATCCCCCGCTGCTGCCCTACTCAAGTTGGCACGCAGGTATCGTAGAGACGCTCGACTCGAATGGAGAAGCATCCTTAAAGGCAAGCAGACCAGCAAGGTCCGCCTGAGCAACAAAGCTCTTGCCCGCAAGGTAGCTGATACGTCGCAGGATATAAGCGATGTTTGGCTCGCCTATCGGTTCGCAGCAACGCCACTCGTGAGGTCACTCATGGACGGCTTCGACGCGTTGAACGTGTACACACCGCGTGTGGACCCCCGGCAGACTGCTAGGGGCCGTTCGGTTGAAGAAAATCGAACCCTTGAAGATGTGAAAGTTGTACTTGCTCCCGTGGTTTACGACATGTACACCCGGAGGTCGGCGCACACTTACACAGCGAGAGCCGGGATACTGTACGAGGTGACAAATCCTCTTCAATCCGGTTGGGCCCGTGCTGGTTTTCGCATCCGCGATGTTCCCGAGACGATATGGGCTGTCATGCCCTTCTCGTTCATGGTTGACCGGGTCCTCGACCTGACTTCCATGATACGGGGTTTAACCAACCTCGTGGATCCGACTCTACGCGTACGTGCCGCATTTCTATCCAAATCCCGCTCGAGTTCGGTCACGCTGACCTTTCGAGAGGAAATCTGGACGAATGGCATGTACATCGTAGTGGTGGATGGGGACGACTATCTTACTGTGTCGAAACAGTACGAGAGAGATCCCTGGACACCGTTATTGTCCGACACTGATCCCGTGTTCGATATGCGGGGCCTTGTGAAGGACGCGACATCCGTAGCCGACCTCTTGACGCTGGCCATCTCGGCCTTTCGTCTGAAGTAGAGGGAAGCGTTCACCCACTTCAGTGAACCCTAGACAGGGGCACTGATTCGAAAAGGAGCTTTACCGTGATTAACGGAAGCGCAATCCTCCTCGGTTCCACCTTCGGAACTCCGACCGGTGGAAGCACCGGGACGTTCCTCGCCCGCACTGACGTGCCCAACGGGATGGCCTACACGTTCGCTGAGCAGACCTCGGTCTCGCTCCAGGACATCGTGACCCTCACCGCGCAAGCACCCAAG